CACGCTTCGGGCTTGATGTCTGCGACTTCATCGAGGACTGCATAGGTGAGTGAAACTCCACGTAGCGTGTCTGGTCTGTCTGCTCCACGGACGTAGATGCTTGCTCCGTTGATTGTCGTGATGTTTTGGTTGTTGATGTGGGCATTTTGTATAACCTCTCTGCCAAGTTCCATTAAAACGTCCCAAATAATCTGACGGGCTTGCCCGTTAGTTGGGGCTACATATAAGACTGCGCTACCCACGGGACACCGCAAAGCCTCAATTAACAAAGTAATTGCCGCCATTCGTGATTTGCCACAACGTCTACCAGCGGCTATAACCTTAAACCTCGTAGGGTCGCTAAAAACTGTTTGTTGCCACGGCAATAAGGAAAAGTTCAAATCACTCATCTTTTGCCTCTATGTCTTCAGCGTCAATAGTAGTTGGTTGACCTATTTCTACGCCACCAATTCCTGTAATCGTAATATTGACTGCCGACCTTTGTTTGCCTTCTTTCTCAAACATAGAGACGGGCAACATTCTGTCCATGCACAACTTAATGGCGGCTAGTTGGGCAGGGTGTTCGTCATTCATGGCTATCTCTACCGCCTTATGGACAACTCTAGTACCTGCGCTGTTTATCAGGAGGTTCTTTAATTCTTTGAGTTGGGCAGTCTCAGTTTTAGGGAGAGTGATGAGTTCAGGCTTATCAGCATAACTGGTAAGGGAGAACTGTTTGTTAGTAGAACCTTTTGGTCTACCACGAGTTTTTGTTTGATTCATTACTTTTGTCCACAAAGGGGAAGTTAGTTGTTGGTTTATCCGTCATCTCCTACCTCTATGGATAGACGACCATGACCGAACCAACACGGCTGGAGACTGACAAGCCAGTTTCCGTTCCAGCAATCTCTCGATTTGTCTCAATCCCCATGCGTCTTGGCAACTCTATTATGAACTAGATTTATTTGTTGAACAATAGGGTAATCCCTGATATAGTTATGACAACGGGGGCATGACCCACCCCTCTATGCGGTTGAGCCGACCAAGTAGGATAAACGTGATGAACTAGGTGAGTCTCTAGTAGCCCTCTAAATGCTGTGAAGCAACATAGATAAGGTGGACGGGGCAAAGTGACTTAGGCTTGATTGTTTGACAAACAGTCTTGTAATCTAGATAAACGAGAGGCTCTCTCTTCTTGAGATTTACCTGTATATACGGGTTACAGGCTATCGTCCATACATATCAAGTCGTCTTACCTATTCTGCTAACCAAGTCTCTGTTAGCCAGTAAAAAGCCAATTTACCTTTTCTTGTGGGTAGGAGGCTCCCACAAATATTCCACACACCGCCTACCCCCTCCCCCCCATACAACTGTAAGCCCATACAGCATAGGGTTACTACTACTGTATCCCTAACCAGCACTGTAAGCACATACAGGTTAGGGTTAATACCTAGTTAGTTAACCGACTGTTCGGTCGGGGAATGTCTATATAACGGATGCACCATAAAAGCCATACTCGATATAACCTCAATTCATATCGATTATTTCAGATAGTGAAACCAAAGGTAGTAGATATTTCATATGGTGATAATATAGGTAAGGGTTAACCCGTGTAAGGGTTTTTCCTATGCTATATAAATCAAGGACTTACAGCAACTGGCACGATTCTATTATGCTATATATATGAGAACCTCGAAAATTCTCACCTCATCATTCAATAGGAGTTCACACACATGAGACTGTACGAAATAGTTAAGCAAGGCGCAGAGATTCGCCGTGGGCTTGTCCTGATGGCCTTAGAAGGCGCAGAGCAGGCAGTCCAAGGGGTAGTCCAAGGGTTAGAGGCTTCAGGCTTCCCTAGCACCCAATGCGCAGAGCATGGCGACAAGGCTGGCGACATGGTAGAGTTCTTTTCGGTTCGCCGTTCAGACCTTGCAGAGTTCAAAGCCATCTACCGCACAATCAAACAATAATTTTCATTCATTCATAGGAGTTAACACACAATGACAAAACAATCCCTTTTAGACCTCTTCGCCTCTATCTTGCTTGGCCTTTGCTTTTCAGCCTTAGCCCTTGCATATTTTGATGTTTTAATTTAATAGGAGTCACTATGACAAACACAGAGCAATTCTTAAAAACCTTTTATCTCGAATTCCTTAACGATTATCTAACCATAGACCATTTTGCAGAGCACAAAGGCATAACGCCTGAGACTGCTCAGACAATGGTTAATGAAGGCAAAGTAATCCACGAATTCTACGTAGAGCACTGGAAAAACTGCGTGGTTAAGTTTAAGGCCGCTTAATCCCTGAGACTGTAAACCCTTAGAAATAGGGGTTTATGGCCTAGTGATTGACTAGGTTTTTTTTAATAGGTGTCACATGATTGCAATTCATACAAAATTCATTAAAGCCACAAATAGCCGAGGCTCTCGCATAAAAGCGTATACGGCGGACTGGGGCGATAGAAAAGGCTTTTCAGCCATCATTCCATACCCACATCAAGATTCTTATGAGTTAGCCCATTTTGAGGCGGTCAAAGAATTAGTTAAAAAGAACAATCTCGACTGGAATTTAGAGAATATGCGCTATGGTGACAGTGCGGACGGGTGCGGCTATTGCTTCTGTTTTGACCTCTCAAAGGTGACGGCATGAAAAAATATAAAGTTTTAGCCAGTTATTTATCATGGTGCGAGTTAGAGATTGAAGCGGAGAATGAAGAGCAGGCATGGGAAATTGCTCTCGATGCTGACGGCGGAGACTTTGAGCCAGTAGGCGGACGCTTCCAAGAACTTAGCGACTGGCACATTGAAGATGTATTGGAGGTTAAAGCATGATTTATGCAACCCTTGCTCTAATCCTTCAAATTATCCTAAAACGCAAATAAAAGGTGAAACCATGTTCAAAGGTTTTAATAAAAAAACTATTTTGCTCGATTATTTTGTTGCCGTTTATAACGACCAGCAAGAAGATTTAAGCGAAAAAACACTAACAACGAAGCAAGCAGAAACCGATTATGGGTTTAGATATTGGCTTCACGTATGGGGTGATGACCCTTTAAGGGCAAAACTTCTGTATATGCTTAAACCCAATTATTGTTTTCTAGCATAAGCATAAGTTAGTAAACACTCACTTAAGCCCGCCTTGTGCGGGTTTTCTTTTGCCTATTTTTAAGCCACTTAAGTCATTGGGTGACTGTCTATGTATGCCGACATAAAAATAACGCCTAAAAAGCCCGTTTTAATGCGTTTGTGGGCTATTCGTGTGGGTAATTGTCTGTGGTTGAAACTGTAACCAATCCGATATGGCGTAAATCCATCTCAGTAGTTAGCCCCAAATTGTAGAAATGACTCGCCCACATGATCGCAATTCTGAAACCCTCGTTCATGTTGCCATCACCTAAAACGCTCAAAATCTTGCGTTCTTGGGGTGTAGTTACAAATAATCTATGCGGTTTTGTCTCTTGTTGTTCCATTGATGCAATCCCGCCAATATTCAGCGATTAAAAGTGATTCGGCTATGTTTATATCTTTCTTTCGCTTTAATGGTGCTTCAGGCCATAACATTCGAGCGCAATCCAATGCTTCATCTTTATCACTGGATAAATGGAAGTGCTTCTTCCATTTCTGAGGGCTAACCATGTGCAATGGGTAGTTAGTTAACGTGCATACGGCTGTTATAACGCCCACAGCCCGTCCAAATTGAAATGTAGATGCTACCCCTTGATTTGGCATTGAATGAACTAATTCACAGCATATCTCTGCCCCTTCTTTTGGGTCAACTAGTCTCAGAATCATGTTTTTAAACACCATAGGCAGAATATGCTTGTCTTGATGTTCAATCATGAATGAATCTAAATAATCCCCATTGGAATGAACTGCGCCAACTGCGCCAGAGACTGAGCCTGGGTCTATACCGATGAATACCAAGATAGTTCTCCTTTTTTTGCTTTTGTAATCAATTTACTGCAATGTTCTTTACATATATTGAATTGTTTTGCAATGGTTTTAACTCTTACTTTGTTGTCTCTGAGTTTTATCATTTCATCTAAATCTTGTTTGAGTATTTTTGCATTTGGGTGCTTTTCTCTAGGTGCTGTTGCTATCCAGCGATTAGACCTTCCTTTGGCTACTCTGTCGGCTATGTTGTCCTGATTTGTGCCTAAAAATAAATGGTTTGGGTTAACGCATGGGCGGTTATCGCATTTATGCAATACATGAAGTCCATTAGGTATTTCTCCAAAGTGAACAATCCAACTTAGCCTATGCGCCTGAATTAGTTTGCTTGCTCGACCGCCTACTTTGGTTTGACCATATCCACCTGTTGAAATGTATCCACCCCAAGGCCAACATTCGTCTATTGACCCTTTGATGCAATGACGATCAAATAATTGCTGAGGAGTGCTAACCACTTTACCATTTTTAGATTTAATCATTCTCTATCCCTTATTTTCCATTTGCGTTTTGGTTTAGGCTCTGACACCACTACCTCTTGGGTTCTGAATCTATGCAGATTAAAACATTCTCTTGTTCTTAACCCGTCCTTTGTATGCTTTACATCGGTTGCGGCATTGCATAACGGGCATTTCATTTTGTGTCTTTCAACTTATTCATTCTTAGTCTCAGGTTATCCACAAAGGGCTTCCCACGTTTCTTCTCCATTGATTCGACTATATCTCGCCACCAAGTCGATGCTTTGTGCTTCCCAATGAGGTTGATTTGTTTCATGTAACGGGTTTTCCATTCTTTCGCCAACGAATTCAAGCGTTCCTCGTAAATCTCCTGTGAGGAATAATGCTTTATCAATCTCTGAAGGTAAACATGGCTCTCCTCGCCTTCTTCTCGTAAGTAGTTCATGGGCTTCATTCTTTGTCATTTGCGTAACCTTTCCATAGCGGCTCGAATCTCAGGAGGCATCGGAACAGCCTCTTTCAGTTTGTTTTCTACTTCAATCAAAGCAGGGTCACGCTCGAATCTGCTTGGCACAGTCGTAAATATTTGGTCTGCTTTGTTTACGGGCTTATCAACCCAATCAGCCTTAAACGATACCCAGTTGCGAACAACAACCTCATTCAAAGCCATGTCCATAGTCCAACCTGCTTTATCGGCTTCCTTTTTTATCCCATCAATTACTAGTTGTGTTACTTGGGCTTTCTTGGTTTTCCTTTGTTTAACAAATGAATCCCAAACTTGTTGTGAGACACCTTCAGGTGCTTCTATCTCTTTCTCTGTCTTTTCTCTTCTCTTCTCTGGCATATCATCTTGATATCCATCTGATATCGCATTGATATCATCTTGTTCCAACCATGAAGATAGTCTTGTAATTACTTCTTTGGTTTCCTTTTCTGACATTCTTAAACGAAAAGCAAGAGTTTTTATTTCAGGCAAAGTTCCAAGGTCTTCACTTGCGATAAGCCATATCATTACTAAGGCTTTTGCCGACTTTGGATCAAGTTCATGCCAGTTCAGGTCATCAAGTAAGTCCCTATACAACTTAATCCAGATTGGTTTCCTATCTTTAAAATGCTGAAACCTGTCCCAATTTTTAATTCTCATAATTTGCCAATAAAAAAGGGGCTACAACTGA